TGATGCTGCAAACTTTCTCTGGTTTTCTTCCTTCTCCCTCATTGATGTCAATGTTTGAAGAAGTTCTGGCATTGATAGCGAATCCTCTAGGTCTTCGTAATTTTTCCAATGACCTAAAAGAAACACTTCGCCTTCTAAAGCGGCTAGATCTAGTTCTGACCAGCCAGAACCGCTGCCGCTAGAAGGTTTGGGTCGTCCATCTTAATCCCTCCACACACTTCTAGTATGCGATTGATTGTTGGAACGTCCAATGCGTCTTCCAATGTTTCTCTATCTTTTACCAAATCTGGTAGTTGTTTTTCTAATGCAACTGCACACGCATCTATAAGAATTGTTAATGTTTCATCTTCTGTCTGTGATGTTGCTGTTTTTTGAATCGCCGCCATAAACTTGCGGAGTTCCTTAATTGATAGCGGCTTAAGTTTAACCTTAGCGCCATTTTGTAGTTCGATTTCTTCTACGTTATATACTGTAGTAGCCAATTTATCCTCCTTGGATAGTCTCAATTATTATAACATATAGATATTAAGGAGACAAACGAAAAGCCCCCATTTCTGGGGGCTCCCGTGACTACCTAAAATAAATTAGGCTGGTGTCCAAGTACGATCAATAATCTTTCCGTACTCTGATCCAGAATAATTTGAATCTGGGAGCAAGCGGAATGTTACTGGGAAAGTAGTTGGTGTATTACGAGCAAGGGTGAATTGTGACTGTTGTACAGACAAAACACGACGTGCGTAATAAATGCGCTCTGAGTAAGTTGAAGCTTCTGTTGGAGCTTGTCCTATACCGATAAGCTGACGCTCTGTTGGCTGAACGCCAAGAGCACCTGCCTCAAGTCCTAGAACCTGTGATCCTGCTGAACCTGTAAGCGTTGATTGTGCCTGTCCAAAAACAACTAGAACGTTTTCTAGTGTACCTTCGGACAATTCTGTTGCAATCATAACCTCCATCGCAGACTTAAATAGCTTTGCTGTATCAAGCAACTGGTCAACAGTTACTGAATCGTATGTTGGGTTATAAGTGATCTGAAGACCATTGTTTGTAAAACCTACGTTACGATATGAGTTATCTGCACCTTGCGCTGCGTCTAGTGTTACACGATATGAAGCAGCACTGTTGTATGCTGGTACGCCATTCTTAGCTCCAGAAGTAGCAGTACGTGCTACGCCTGGCTCAGAGTTTTCAACCTGTGTAGCATAGTTAGCGGTGGTGGAATCACGCTGTGTGATGTAAAGCGGTGAAGCACCGACTAGAATTTGCTTGGCTGAGTTAAATGCCATTGTTTCTTACCTCCTGTATAAAGAATACATATATATATATATTTTTTCAATCTGTAAATCTTGGCTGGCTAGGCCCTTTCCTCTATGTCTAATTTTAGACTAAAAAGGGTCATAAGGCAAACTATACGAATCGGCCTTCAGTATTTACATGCCTAGAGTATTTGACCTCTAAAACGACGTCCGTAGACAAGAACCCAGACAGTTCTTCAGATGGCTCTGTGGCTGAAATGTCGGCTATGAATATGCTATAGAATTTAAACTTGTTGGACGGAGGCATAAAATAATTTATATCTCTTCCCGACTCGTCCATTCTTCTGTATAGGTCCATCATTAAATTCCTAATAGCCACGATCTCTGAAAAGTCTGTCGAGTATATTGTGAATAGTATTTGCTCGCAACATACCACCCAGTTATCTTCATATGATAGGCCTACCTTGTCATAGACTATATGGGTCTTCCCGCTCAAAAACTGATTCATTTCAGCAAGCTGCTGTACTGGAATTATGGGGGTTATTTCTTCATCGATATTATCGCTATAATAATCCGAGGCATCTAGTATGCCAGTGGACTTTAAGTTATCCCAAAGATGCTTCCTTATGTCGAACATAGGGTCTAATTTATAATCTGTCATATCTTCATCCTCCAAACGCCGACTCTACAGATATCTTTGCTTGAATATCTAGCGTGTTAGGCGAAAAGGAATATTTAACCGTCTTTATATTTTTAGGAAGTCCCATTGCTTTAGCAATCTTATAATTAAATATCTTTTGAAATCCTGATCTTTTAATAGAACTGCTTACCAGGTTGCCCCTAAAGAATTGAGCATATGCTATTTTAAACCTACTTGTAGTTTTACCTCCGCCTGCACGGCGTACTGTTACTGATTTTCCTTTTGGCATAAACACCATAGACCCACGAACTTCAAAAACTAATCTTTCAGCATTCTTTGGTCTTATTACTAGAGGGCCGCCTTCTTCCATAACAACCGCCTTGTTTCTAAACACATGTCTTGTGTTTCCAAAATTAGACGGCACTGCAATCTTAGACATTTCAAAATCGTATCCTATTTGAAAAGATAAACCATTTTGATTTTTAGTTTTTAATTTAAATAATCTAGCAGACGGATCGCCTACGGACTTCCATTCATAAACATGATGAAATTGAGATGGATTAGCTCTTGCTTTTGCATCTACATAATCTCCAAAGTCATTACTTATTTGTTTAAAAATAACATCCCTAAATTTTTTTTGAAATGCAGCACTTGTAGGAAGGCTGGCTAAAACGTGAGTTTGATAATAAAGAGCTGCTGATACCTGAGCCACTGTGCTATCTTTTAGTGCACCAGTCTGCGCCCCTGATGACATTAGCTTTGCTAATCCACTTGAGGCTTGCATCAATACAAAACTAGATGCCAATTTGCTGATTCTCCGATCTCTTCATTGATGAATTGTATCCTAAAACTCTACCGAATGGATCGGTTATTGGGGTAACCCCCATAACTTCAAATACGGTTGGTGTTTCAGTTGGATAGTTAAGTTCAGTCCAAATATAAACATTTTCAGAGTTTTTAATATTTGTAATCTTTTCTCTGGCTGTTAGTCTTTCGGTAGTTCTAACTTGAATAATCTGATCGTTTGTATACCTTTTGTCAAATATCTGATTGTCGCTAGATCTAGTTGTAGCTGAATTACTTATAACTCCTTTTGCGTGGCAAGGAAGAGTTTTATAGTATATCCATTCTTTTTTTAAAGCACCAGTGTTTGAATCTTGTATATCTGTTTGCTTGTATACATCCATAGTCATAGAAAGAACGGCATCAACTATAGACGACATTATATCAACGAGGCTTTGTTTACGACAAAATCTGCAAGAAGCCTATCTGCGTATGCGTTGCCTGTCCCCAAGAAAGCTTCAGGATTATACTCAAATTGCCAGTCAAATGTTTGTATATTTTGAACATATTGATTTTTCCAAACTATATCTTTGGCAAAAAAGTCTTTCATTAATTCTATTGTTGCAAGATCTACCTTGTCTGGAACTTTCTTCCAGCCAAATGTTCCATGAACTTCATACATTACGTTGTTTCTAAATACTCCAGATCCATCATTTATTGATGGCGGAACCATACCGTTTGCAACATATACAGTATTGTCAAGCATGTTTGCCCTATTAATTCTTATTCCAAAATTAGTTTCTGATACCTGTACGTCGTAACCCCAAGCATTTACTACAGGACTAGACAAATTATCTACCAAAATAATATCATTCATATATAGTCTATCTAGGGATTGAATTTTCTCTGGAAGCGGCAATATATCTGAATCAGATCCCAGTACTCTGTATACATCTTTATACTGAAAAAATTGTTGTCCTGTGTAGTTTTCGATTCTTTGACGAGCATATCTTTCTGCTGCTGCCAATTCTCGATATGACTTATAAGTAGGATCGGAAGGATCCGTGCTTATGCCTAGACACATGCAGGCCTGAGACAAGTCTGTGTAAGGCATTACAACAGATACATCGTTTGCATAAAAAATAGTCTCTCCAGACATGTTGTATTGCCAAACTAGTCTTAATGTAGATAGATCATCTGTTATGGTATTTGGTAAATACACAACATACATTCCGACATTTGTTTCATCCTTTTCGGAAGTTATTGTTGTTAGAAGTTGCGTAAGCCCAGGATCTTCTTCTTCAGGGGTTTCTGTTATATTATAGACCTTAACTATTGGCAGAGCATCTGAGTCTGTTGGTGCACCTCTATAAAATATTTGATGATAAACTGGAGATGAACTATTTCTTAATACCTCTGCCATTTATTACGGCTTAGTTATAATACTCCTGCACTTCCTTTGGAGTAGCTAATCTAAACCCTTCCTCCTTATCAAAAATTTCTTGAGCATCCTCTTCAGACATTGCGACAAATGGGTGATCTTTTGTAAATGTATATCCCACAATGTCATATCTAAAATTATCTCTAGTCATTCTTACCAAAACCTTGTCTGCTGACTGCTCCTTTGACGGATCAAGTCTTGGAAGAACTTCATATCCTTCTTCTTCTACACTATCTTCTATATCTTTAATTGTCTTTTGATATACCGCCCATGTCACGCCTTCTTCTGCGAGAGCAGCTACGATATCAGCCTTATTTTTTAGGCCCTCAGTTTCCACAGCAAAGTCTTCTGCGATTTTCTTGAGTTCAGATACTTTTAATGTCTCAAATGACATACTTTCTCCTTTTCTAGGTATGTCCATTATAGCATTGATAAATTAAAATGAAAAGCCCCCCAAAAATGGGGGGCATTTCTTGCAAGCCTACTAATTAATTAAAATTAAGAAGCGACCTTAACGTTCTTTACGACTACCCATGCATCTGCCTGCTCAATTTGGGTTCCAACACGAGTAAATAGTGTGTACTCGATGGAGTCCTTCTTTGGCCAGAAAAAGCGATAAACGGTGACGTCACGCTTGATTCCAATAACAACGTTATTTGGGAATGTCAAGTGAACATCTCCATGGGTGCCTGATGCACCTGAATGTGTTCCTGTTTGGGTTTCGTTGAGTAGTGGGACTTCAACAATCGGAATACCGAATGCGAATGGTGCCACATATCCTGCTGGTCCACCTAGTGGTGCAACTCCGCCACGGATAACGCTTGATGCGATATCTGATGGAATTGTTTGGTTTGTTCCAATGCTGTTAGCATATAGGAAGTCCTGAATTAGGTTTGATCCTGCAAGGAAGCGAAGATCTCCACGGCGTTGCTTGTACTTACGTGGCAAAGCCTTAAGAGCCTTATTGAATACCTCACGAGAAACTGTAGCTCCCGCTGCGTCTACGACGTGTGCGCTAGCCTTAGCCTTCTTAACAATTCCATCGAAGGACTTGTAAAGAAGATCTGTGGTTTGGGCTGTATCTCCATTGAGGATAACATCTTCAATGTCGTTACCTGCTTGAGTTGCCATCAAACGTGCAATATGATCTTCGAGATCAGCACCTTCGATATTGTCCTCAAGTGACTCTGTTGAAAGCTCCCAATCCATGCGGAGTTTCTTTGTTGTTAGAGAAATCTTGGAGAATGTAACACCTGAGTTTGCACTGTTGGTGTTATCTCCTTCGCTAGCGAGCTTCATTAGCTTCTCGCCTACTGACATACGATCAATCTCGGTTGTGTCAGCT